AAAACTTCTTTTTAAATTAATGGCTAATAGTTTTAAAAATAAAAAAGTAGACTTAACTACAACAGATCTTACAACTTTATACACAGTGCCAACTGCAACAACAACTGTAATAAAATCTATATTAGTATCTGACGACTCTGGATCAGGCACAACAATTGATGTGACTTTAGTTAATTCTAGCAGTGCAATATTTAGTCTATTTAAGTCTAAGTCTATATCAGGCAATGCAACAACAGAGCTTTTAACACAGCCTCTAGTTATGGAAGAGAGTGAAGTGTTAAAAGTACAATCGGGCTATGCTAATAGGCTACATGTCATAGCATCTATATTAGAGATAAGACCAAGAGAGGTAACAACGTAATGCAAGTAATAAAACCAAAAGAGATAATAGAGACTATATCTAATTTAAAAACAGGCGAAGTATATAAAAACGATGAGGATTGGAAGGCAAAAGGAGTGCCAGAAGCAGATATACGAAGGGATGTTAAGGTAATTATGCCAAGCCTTGATTTATTTCCAAAAACCAAGTAGATTGAGGATTACAGGAAATCAAAGCCTGCTTTAACATTTAGCTAAATTATGACAATATCAAGAGGACAGATGGAGAGACAAATATACATGGGTGGCGGTATTATGAACGCTCGTCCAAGAGAACAATTTTTTTTAGGTGGTGTTGGAGACTCAATTAAAGATATCGGTAAAAAGGCTCTTGGTGGTATTAAAGACATAGTTTCATCAGACATAGGTAAAGCAGCATTACTAGGAGCAGGAATATATTTTGGAGGCCCTGCAATCATGTCAGGTTTAACAAGTCTTAAAACTGCAGCACCTAAATTTGCAACAGATTTTTTAGCTAAAGAAGGAGTAAAAGGAACTCTGGGTGCTCTTGGAGTAGGAGCTATATTTGGTGGTGCTTTTGCAGGTAAATCTGAAGAAGAAGTTGAAGCTATTACTAGAGATAAAAATGCATTAAAAGCTTACTTAACTCAATACTACACTAATTTAAATCCTGAATTACGTAACCAACCAGAAAAAGTAGAAAAGTTTGTAGAGTCTCAAATCGTAGAATATAATGAAGGTAGAGGTGGATATGCTGCAGGTGGAGACACAGCCAGCGATAATGCCATGCAAGCAGCGGGTATCGAGGGGCTACCTGTAAGACAAAATCCAAAAGGTGTAAAAGAGTTAGACCTTAGAAATACTGGTGGATTTATACCTCCAGTTGGTATAAAAGAAAAAGAAGATGACATTCCAGCGATGTTATCAAACAACGAATTCGTATTCACTGCCGATGCAGTAAGAGGCATGGGTGAGGGTGATGTTAACAAAGGTGCTGAACGTATGTACAGCATGATGAAAACTTTAGAGGCAGGAGGAAGAGTATAATGGCACAAGTTCAAACGGTTAGACAAGAACCAGCAGAGTTTATACAAGCAGCAGCAAAAACATATCTAGATGACTTAACAAAAGGTATTGGTAGTATTAAGTCGGGTCAATTAGATCTTAAAAATATTATGGGTCGACAGTTTGTTGCTGATCCAAGCACATTAACTACAGATGCTGAAGCTTTAGCTGTTGCAGATACTGGCCTCGGTAGTTTCAAACCTTTTTTAGAGGCAGCTGCAACCGCAGAAGGAGAAGCAGCAAAATTAGTTGGTCCAACAGCATATGAAGATTATATGTCTCCTTTTCAACAAGATATTATTAAAACAACACTAGATGAGTTTGATGAACAAACAAAAAGAGGTTTAAGAAGTTTAAATGCAAGAGCAGTTCAATCAGGAGCTTTTGGCGGAACAAGAGAAGGAGTTGAAAGAGCTATTTTTCAATCTCAAGCAGATAAAAATAGAGCAGCATTAAATGCACAATTATTGGGACAAGGATTTACACAAGCACAAAATTTAGCTGCGCAAGCTTTTAATCAACAAAGAGCATTAGCTGGTGGTCAGTTAGGTTTAGCACAACAATCACCCGCACTAGTAGGACAACAGATTGCAGGTTTAACAACATTAGGTGGTGCACAAGAAGGAAGACAACAACAATTATTGTCAGCTGATCAACAACTTGCACAAAGACAAGCGTTTCAAGATTTAGAAGCAGCTCAACAATTAGGTTCTGGTATTGTGCCTTTAATACAAGGATATCCTGGAACAGCAAAAACAATGACAACACCTTCACCGAGCGCATTACAAACAGGATTAAGTACAGGTGCTACGTTAGCTGGTATCTATAGATTAATAAAAGGATAATATGAGTATAACTTTAAAAAGACCAATGTTTAGAAAAGGTGGACAAGCTGAAGATGGTATTATGGAATTAGCTACACCTAGAAGAAACTATGATGAAGGTAAAACTAAAGAAGAAATATTTGCAGAAGCTCTGAGCGGTCTAACTCCACAAGCTCAAAAGTATGCTGAATCAATGTCACAACTTGCTGGATTAGGAAGAACATCAAATAAAGATTTATTAACTAACGTATTAATACAAGGTGGATTAAGAGGTATGTCAACTGCAGGTAAAGGTGGTACGCTTGCAAATTTAGCTGCCGCTTTTGAGGCACCCGTAGGACAAGCATTAAAACAAAGACAAGCAAATAACATATTAGATGTTCAAGGTGCTATGAAAGGACTTGAACTTGGTTCAAAAATAGATATCGCTGAACGAAAAGCTTTAAAAGGCAAAGAATTTGAATCTGGAACTCTTGCAGCAATAACAAAAGAAGTACAAAACGCTTTAGGTAAAGATGTTGTGGGGGAAGAAGCTAGAAGAATAGCAGTTAACATAGCTCCTAAAGTTGCAAAAGCTAGAACAACTCCTGGTGTCTTTTATCAAGGTATTTTAAAAATGAATGATAAAGATAAAACTAAGCCAGATATGTCAAGATTAGTAGGACAACCAAACGGAGCTGTTTTTTTAAACCCATTTAACAATCTGTTTTATATTGTAGACGACGGTAAACTAATACAAGCAGATCAAAATACATTAGGTAAAGTGGCTCCGGATACAGAGGAGTAATATGGACGATAAGGAATTTATAATTCCTCAAGGGGACACAGAGTTCTCTATAGAAAAGCCAGAGGAATTTAGCATTGAAGCAGATGATATTGAAACGCTTCAACCACCACCAGCAGATGACAATGAAATAAGCCAGATACATGGTGCTATGGCAGGTATTGCATCAGGTATTATTAAAGTGCCGGAAGGTATATTTTCACTAGGTGCAGAGCTTATGGATGTAGCAGGCCTAACAACAGATGCTGCGGCAAGAGTAGAACAAGTATTTGACAAAATAAACATATTTGAAGAGACAGCTGAAAAAACAGCTGCAGGTAAACTTACACAAGCATTAGTACAGATAGGTGTACCAGCAACAGCTGCTGCATCTCTTGCAAGAAAAGGAGCACTAAAAGCATTACGTGCAAGAAAAGCAGGCACATACTTAAATCCAAAAGCAAAAAATTTACAAAAAGGTTTAAAGAAAGCAAAACAACTAAAACTAACTACAGGTCAGAATATAACTGCAGTGGCTTTAGGTGGTGCAGCAGGAGAAACTTTAGTTGGTAATGTAGAAGATATAGGAACTATTGGAGATGTATTTGAAGCGGGTCCAACAGAATTAGATAGAGATGTACAAGCAGACCCACAAAAAGATGCTGCAAGAAAATTATTAAATAGATTAAAATTTAGTGCGGAGTCTATACCGCTTACAGGATTAGTATTTGGTACAGGTGTTGCATTAAGGGAGCTAGGAACGCGTGGCAAGGAGCTAGCTTTTAGTAATGATAAATTAAAAAGATTATTTGATAAAGTAGGCTCTGCATTTAGACCAAGAGGTGCCGCACCACAAGATGTGTTTTTATCTAAGAGAACAGAAAAAGGTAGACAGATGGCAGATACAAATTTTGCTATGGAACAAGTAAAACGTATTGATAAAGAAGTAAATCAAATGTTTCCTACACTTAAAAATTTTTTAAACAAAACAAATGAAGAAAACAGAGGTAAATTTTTTAAAGAAATAAATGACCTTATGTTTGAAGGAGATTTAAAAAAAGGTATACCAGCTCAAGCTGCAAATGCTTTTGCTAAGTCTGCTAAAAAACAAGGTGCAAAAGCAAGTAATGTAAATAATATTGTAAATGCAGCAACTAAAGTTAGAGAAAGATTTAGCATGCTTATGGATATTACAGCGCAAGGCTCTGTGGGTATGAAAGGAATAGCAGGTAAAAAATTACAAGCTAATTTAAGACAGCTTATGGGAGATAGAGTAAAACAATTTATAGGTACTACATATAGAATATTTCAAAATCAAGATTTTGGTTTTTATCAAAGATTCAAACCTGCAGAAGAAGCTGTAGAAAAAACAAAAGAATTATTTAAAAGATATGCAGCTAAAAATAAAAACCCTATAACAGATGAAACTGCAGAACAAATGGTTAATAGTGTTTTATCACAAGCAAGACAGTATAATCCCAAAACAAAACTACCTTCTTTTGAATTTGATAACTTAACACAAGGTGCAGATACACCTACAAACATAAAAACATTTGCACAAACTTTAACAAAAGAACTACCAGATGGATCAAAAGAATTAAAAGTTATTGGTAAAGGTAGTAAAGTATTTAGAGAATTATTTGGTGAGATTGAAGATGCAAGATATTCTATATATGAAGGTGTTAACAGATTATCTATGATAGCCAGAAAGAATCAGTTATTTGATGACATATTAGATGCAGATCAAAGATTAAAAGATGCAGCAACATTAGCAACTCCTCCAGGTTCAAGAGGTTTTTTCTTTTCAACTCCATTAGATGCAAGAAAAGCATTACCTAATCAAGAAATAGTAAAGATGGATGATTACGTAAAAGAATATTTTCAAGATGGTGTTTTAATAAATAGATTACAAGGTCAATATACATCAAAAGACATAGCAGAATCATTCAGTAATGCATCAAAAGTATCTGAGTGGATGAGAGGAGAAACAGGTAACTTTGCAGCTAGAACTGCATCAGGCGCGTATAGAAATTTATTTTTAACCCCAAAAGCTGTGTCACAGTACGCAAAAACAGTGTTATCTATACCTACACATTTTAGAAACTTTTTATCTTCTTCTGCATTTGCATTGGCAAATGGTGCACTAACAAATCCTGTGTATATGGTGCAAGGTTTTAATCAAGCAAGAAAAAGTTTGAATTTAGGATTAAGAGATCCCAAAGCTATGGACTATTATAGAGAGCTATTAGAGCTTGGTGTCACAAATTCTAACGTAAGAATGGGCGATCTTAAAAATCTTATGCGTGATGCTAAAATATTTGAGTCAGGTAACATTGCAACTGATTCTATTCTAAAACCTATGGCAAGAGCTTTGGGTAGAGTGGGCGAAGGTGCATTAAGAAAAGCAAGAAAGTTAGGTCAAGGTATGCAAGATTTATACATAGCTGAGGATGATTTTTGGAAAGTTACAATGTATGAAACAGAAAAACTTAGAAGAGCAGATGCATATAGAAAAGCAGGTATAAAAGTTACACCACAAGCGTTAAAAGAAGAAGCGGCTGACATTGTAAGAAATACTATACCAAACTATGCGTATGTTGGAGATTTTGTAAGAACAATGCGTGTTACACCGTTTGGTAATTTTATGTCATGGCCATCAGAAGTATTTAGAACAAGTGGTGGTATCTTTGAACAAATATTAAAAGACATAAGAGATCCTGTAACAGGTAGTTTAAATTATTTTAAAAGTACAAATCCTATGAAAGGTATTGGTTTATCTAGAGCTGCAGGTGCGGCTGCTGCATTTACAGTTATACCATATGGTATTGTGCAAGGATCAAAAGCAATTTTTGGTGTATCGGAAAAAGAGGCTACAGCAGCGAGAGACTTAGGTGTTGCACCATGGTCTAAAAACTCACAACTTATATTTGTAAAAGATCCTGAAACAGGTGAATTATTTTACAGTGACTGGAGTCATAATAATGTTTACGACACTGTATCAAGACCTTTTATGACTGTACTACAAAGTATACAGCAAGGAATTGAAGATGAAGAAGTTTTAGCAAAAGGTTTTTACGAAGGACTTACAGAAGCGATGGCAGAAACGGCTAATCCATTTATTGGTGAGTCTATTTTTACAGAAGCTATCGGTGATATTGTAGCTAGAGGTGGTAGAACAAAAGATGGTGTAGTTCTTTACACTGATGATACACCTAGAAACGAACGATATGATAGAATGTTAAAACACGTTGTTGAATCACAATTACCACAATACAAACAATTTGTAAGAGTTGTTGATTCTGCAACAGGTAAACCAGATAGAAATGGTGATGTTATAGAAATAGATAAATCTCTTGCAGGTGTATTTGGTTTTAGACTTATACCTATCAAACCAGAAAATGCTTTAGAATTTGCCATTAACGATTTTAATGCTAGTGTACGTAATTCTAGAAAAGAGTTTACAGGCGGTAAAGAAGGAGTCATTAGACCAAACAAATCTGTAGAAGATGTTGTTGAAAGATTTTTTGTAGCAAATAGAGCTTTGTATAATGCTACTAAAACTATGAAAAACAAGGTTGATAGTGCTGAAGTTTTAGGTATGTCTGAGGATGACATAGCTAAAACATTTATAGATAGAGGTAGAAAGAAAAATCTACAGTTTATAAGAGCAGGACAGTTTAAACCTTTCTTTCCTAGTAAAGACATACGTAAGTCGTTGATAGAAATAGAACAAAAAACAGGGCAAGATTTTTATAGTAAAGCAGAACCTATAATAAATAGAATGTTTCAAGACTTTCAAGAACAAAGTCTTAGTGAACCATGGAATTTTAAACTAGAAGACTATCTACCGCAACCAGAGCCACAATCTAGAGTGCCATTACCAGAACAACCAATGCCAAATCCTGCGATTGTACAAAAACCTACACCTATGACAACTGGCTTGACACCTGTTGAACAGGGGTTATTATCAGAAGAAGAGAAGATGATTAAACTTCGAAATAGAGGATTAGCTTAATGGAACAGTTTTTAAGAAATTATTTTACAAATTTAAACCCTAACGCCACAGAGGAAGAAATACTTGCTTTCTTACAATCGCAAGGTTTTGGCGTAGGGAATCAAACCGTGACTGGTGGCATAATGAACACACCAAATATAATTCAGGACAGTGGTGGTGATGGAATTTCAACCAGAATTAAAGGAACAGGAACTGGAAGTATAAGTGATTTATTTAATTATATAAAAAGCGGTGGTATTATTGGAACTGCTGCAAGAGGTGTAGCAAACTTATTTCAAAATTTTGCTAATAAGAGAGCAGGTAGATTAGATATAACTGCTGACGCAGGTATTATGCCAACAGGAAGAGAAATAGGTTCTCTTACTACGGCAGATGATTATGGATATGGTGCTGATGGAGGCGGTAGATCTATGGATGAACAAAGTTTTTCTGATTCACAATCTTATGGAGGCGGTGGCTCTGATGATGACATGGGTGCTGATAGTTTTATATAATGCCTAACGGAAAACCACCAAAGACAACTGGCGAACATTTAGTATCTCTCTACGGATATGTGCAAGGATTTAAAAGACAAATAGATCATTTACACCAAGACGTAGGAAAATTAGAAAAGAAAACAGATACTGTAATTTACTGGATTATTGGCGGTGCTTTCACTACTATACTCACTTTAGTAGGATTATTTAATTTATTTATAAATTAAATCCAATCTTTTAGTTCTTCACCCATTATCTCTGTAGCAATATTAACTTTACTACGAAGAGATTTTACAATCTTCATATCAACAGTATCTTCAGCCATAATATCAATATAAGTCATTGGTTTTTCTTGACCAATACGATCTATTCTAGCTTCTGATTGTTGTCTTTTCTCTAAATCATAACCATTAGAATAATATATCATTGTTGATGCACCTGTAAGCGTAATACCATAACCACCCGTTTGTGGTGTGCCTACTATAAATCTAACTGGTGAGTCTTTATCTTGTATTTTTTTAATTGCTTTTTGTCTATCATCTGTAGATGTGTCACCATAATAAGTTACTACCGTATTTTCGCCATACTTCTTTGATATAGCCGCTACAATTTTTTCAATATCATATCTATAGTGAGCCCAAATAACAGCTTTGCCTTCCATTTCCTCTAATATGTCCATTAGCTGATTGATACGATTATTTTTTAAGTCTTGTGTTTTTCCATCATTAGATGTGAAATGGCCACAAGTTATCTGATGTAGTCTCATAAGTTGTGTAATAACTGTTGCAGAAGTAACCATCTTGCCATTTAAGAATGCAATAGCCTCTTCTTTCATTTGTTTGTAAACTTTCTTTTGTTCGTCAGTTAATTCAACTGTTCGTTTAACAAATGTTTTCTTCGGTAAATCTAAGCAATCGTCTTTTAATACTCTGTATGAAAAAGGTTTTAGTTTTTCTGATAGTTCAGCTAGATTTCTATACCCAACTACAATTTCAACCTGCCTGCCTTGAACTTGTATTTTTCTACATACAGCATATCTTGTTCTAAAAGAATAATAAGAAGATTGATCTAACAACCATGGATCTAAAAAATTACACTGTGAGAATAAATCTAAAGGTGATTTGGTTACAGGAGATCCTGTAAGTATTCTTCTATATTTTGTAAGCGATCGTAAGGATAAAATATTTTTAGTTCTTTTTGCACTAGGATTTTTTATAGTCGTAGATTCATCTACACCCATCAAAGCATCATGACTACTTAAAAATTTATGTGCAAATTGTAGTCCTTTTTTAGTAGAAAAAGCCTCTACGTTCATAATTAAAATATGTAGATCTGCGCCTGTAGAAAACATAGGTTTTAGATCTTTCGCATTAGGATCTGTTCTCCATAACCCTACTTTTTTTTCTACATAATCAGGCATATGGTTAGGAATCTCAGAATCAAACCAGTTTTTATAAACACCTTTTGGAGCCACAATCAAAGCTCCATTGATCTTGCCTGCGTTATAGAGCATAGCAATATTATCTATAAGTACCTTTGATTTACCTGTACCCATCTCCATAAAATAAGCAAAAACTTCTTTGTCCCAAGACATTTCAAGAGCTTTCTTTTGATGAGCAAAAGGCTTGCTTTTGTATTTGTAATGCATAATATAATTTTACTTTCTATTGAAAGCATATATATTATGTGTTAAACAATGTCAAGAAAGCATTTATGGTAGAATACGATAAAATTAAAAATACAGATAAACAATCTATAGTGTATGTAATACAAGATATACCAGGGACAAAACAAGGCGCACCTAAAATAAATATTATAGGGGCAACACAATTTGGTAACTTAAGAGTATTATTACCTGAAAACTCACAGATAATATTAAGTCCAAATTATGTCATCACTACACTTAGACAAAAATTAAAAGATTATACTAATAGAGATTATTTACTACTTACAGGCGATCCTGCCATAATTGGTGTGGCATGCTCAATAGTATCAGATGTTACGAACGGAAAATACAACTTATTGAAATGGGACAAACAAGAAAGACGTTATTATCCTGTGGAAATAAATTTATATTCTAAGGGTTGACATTCTTTTAATAATATCCTATATATTCCTTATACTATTTTGTGGCTGAAAAACTTTCGGGCCACCGAGAGGTAAGGCACAAACTTAGTGAATCATGGCCTACATGGCTGAGGACACTAAGGGCGGTTCATTCTAGTATCCTTTTCAACTGGATAGTTGGATCGGTGGCAGAACCTAGGGTGATCCAGAGCAGTCTCTGCGTTTGCAAACGTAGAGCACCTATTGAGAAATCAATGGGCCAAACAAGTCTCTGGCAAAATAGTGTTGACTATTAAAATAGAAAGTGTATACAAAGGAGCAAGAAAGTTATGACAAAAATTAATTTTGAAAACGATAGAATGCAATCTGTTGAGCAGATAGATTCTGCTAAAAGATTATCCGACAAAGTGTTGGAGCTAAAAGATTTAGAAGATGAGATTGCAAACGCAGAAGAAAGCGTAAAAAAATTAAAAGAAAAAGCAAAACAAGTTTCTACTGTAGAGATTCCAGCAATGATGGATGAAATGCAGATTACAAAATTAAAGCTGAAAGATGGCGAATCTATAGAGATCAAAAAAATCTATGGCGCTTCTATTCCTAAAGATCAACAGGAAGCAGCTTTTACATGGCTTCGTAACAACGGTCTAGGTGATGTTATTAA